GGGGTCGCTCCCTGAGCTGAGAGGGTGACACGAGCGAAATCGTTTAGTCGGGAATCACGGTTGGGGACGGACCTCGACCGAGTCATCTCGATCAGTTTGGCTCCCGCCATGTCGTACATTCCACTTAGACCAGGATTTCCCCCTTCCAGAATGACTTCCTGCGTGGTGGCAAGAACGTTGACCGCCAACACCTTTCTGCTTATCCACATCAACCTGGAAGGGTCAGTCCCTACGGTTATCATGGCAGTGGCAGTAAGGGTGTCCCCTACAGCGAGGACTTTTGACAGATCAAGCTGACCCCCTTCAATTGAAACAAGGGCCAAATGGTCATTACCGAGGTACGCGACAATGTCGAACAACACCGTATAAGTAGTCAAATCCAACCCCAAAGAATTGGAAGATAACGTCTCATTCGCGATGGTAGTCTCATTAATGCCGGAATACAACGGTGCAACTGGAGTTTTTGCAGGATCACACTCGATCGCGTGCATCATAGAGTCGGACGGCTTACATGAAGTACAAAAGAGAGTACTCAACATTTCACCTTTACTTGTGAAATGGAGGTCTTGCACATCATATTGGGTAGCTAGTGAAATGCTCCCCAGTGAGCCCGTCTCTGAGAAAGTAGTACCTTGACCACGATAACCAATAACCACCCCTCTGAACTTATACATTTCATAGTTTCTAGCCACGTTAGACAACCACGGGAAAACCGAGGTGTTAGTGGGATTCAAAACGAATGTTATAGGGTCAAAGGTGTCGTATAGATCCAGGTCTCTAATAAACTCTCTATGCTGAATACGGGCATAACCGTCACCATTGTGCAACATGGGCTGTTGGTTTGAAAATGAATCTCCTGTAATGGAGTTCGTAGCCACCATATTTAATGGAGCTTCTGCGTCATAGTCTCCCCAGCCAAAAATGTCACCGATGAGGTTGCCGACCGTCCGGCCGACGCCTGCGTTACCAAAGAAGGTTCCAACAGCGGAACCAGCGTCACCAAGCATACCCTTATGTTTTCGGGTTTTCTTCTTCTTGGGAGCCGGTTTCTGTATGAATCCACTCTTGGCTGCAGGGGCGCGTTTAGACTCCTTAGCGCTTTTGGAGTTCTTAATATTCTTATTAGGAATGCTGTAATACAACGAACATAGATGCATGAATCTAAGTCGAGGGAGTTTTGAACTCTACCTTGGGGTTGCATGATAACCATAAACACTTAAGCTGAAAGAAATCTCCGGGCAGGCTACATCAGAGGGTTTCGAACTACGGTAAGAATCTGGATTACAACGCCTTCCGGTCTGGAAGGTCTCCATTTCAGAAGGTACTGCTTCTAAAATGGATTTCCCCTCCTCCTAGCCAGACGAGGGTACGCTTTTAAGGAGCGCATTGGTGTGAAAACACCTAAGAGTGCACCCGACACTCAAGCTATACGCGAACCTTGGTTGCGAACAACCATGCCG